ACGCTTGGACGCACGATCGCCTTCCGTGGCTACGCAGCCGCGTTCATGGCCGATGCGACCAAGTTCGTCAAGGTTCTCGTCGCCTAACTAAGACCTCCTCCAAGGCTGCTAACGATGGCTGCGTTGACCGTCACCCATAAACAGGTGACGCAAAACGTGGCCATCGTTCAGCTTTTACAGGAGCATCAGCTACAGATCGGCCAGTCGTTCACCCTGTCCGGGATGGGGGCGCCTTGGAATGGCACCTTTGTCGTCACTGGACTTCCGAACTATGAGCTCATTGACCTCAGTGACCAGGGTGACCCGATCTACAACATTGACGGCCCGATAATTCTCGGGCAAGTTCAATTTGCGCTGACCACCGCCGACGTCATCCGCCAAGCCACCACCGGGACGCTGACCTACACCATCACGTGCACCTGGGCCAGCTTGGCCAACCTGGAGGACTACCTCGGCATCACATTTACCAACCCGAGCACCGACTACGACCGCGCCACGTTTGCAGTCAACGCAGCCAACGCATTTGCGTACCGTCGCCGTCAAGAGTCGGGCTACTTTGACGCCAGCGTCAGCACCGCGCCCAGCAGCGATGTGCTGCTTGGGACGATCAGCTATGCGGCGGCCTTGTACAGGGAAGCTGGCTCGATCGACCAGTTCGCTTCCTTCGACCCCCTTGCCACAGGCGCCCCCGTTGGTGGCAGCTTCGGTCAAATCCTGCGCCTTCTGGGCTGCAACCGTCCCCAGGTGGCGTAATGCCCCTCGACAACCTTTTCAACGAGGGCTACGACGACCTCGTAGCGGGGCTTAGCCAGGCCACGGGGCTGACAATTGTTGACGACCCGCGCAATATCAATCCGCCGTGCATCCTGCTTCAGGCACCGTCGTTTCGTATGCACAGCAACGTGGTCGCCGAAATGCAGTTCAGCCTGACCGTGATCGGCGTAGGGCCAGGCAACCGCAACGCCTTGGTCAGCTTGCTCAGCCTTGCCGATCAAATCCGTGAAGCACAGCTTGGGCTCATGGAAGGCCGCCCGGTCATTCAAACGGTCGGCGGCGCCGAATACCCTGCATATGAACTGACATTGAGCACCAAGGTTGCACCTTGACGCTTAGACTAGGATTGGCTTGCAGCGGCCGTCACCGATAAGGAGCATTACGCATGGCAACTACGACCTACCTTGCAAACCCGACGATTACGGTCAACACCAAGTCTTTGACGGACCAGTGCAAGTCGGTCGTTCTTACCAAGGCCCAGGAGGCCCTGGAAACGACCGCGTTCGGCTCAACGAACCGCACCTACACCGGCGGCCTCAAGAACCACACGCTCACCGCCACCTTCCTCATGGCGTACGGCACAGACGAAACCTGGGACACGCTGACCAGCCTCGTCGGCTCCGTCACCACGGTCGTCGTCGCCGCAGGCGGCAAGAACTTCAACCTCGGCAACACGTACCTCGAATCGCTCGACGTCGTCAACGCCAACCTCGGCGAACTGTCGGAAGTCGAAGTCACCTTCACCGGTGGCGATCTGACCGAGTCGTGACATGAAACTAAAACTTCAGGTGGCGTACTTGCAGCCCGACGGCAAGCAAGTTGAAGAAACAATCGAAACCACGATCGCAACCGTTGCCGCGTGGGAACGCAAGTTCCGCAAAAAGATCACCGACATTCAGGGCGGCATCGGCATCGACGACCTCATGTTCATGGCTTGGCATCGCCTGACCGCGACCAAGAAAGAAAACCGCGACTACGACACCTGGCTTGAGTCAGTGCAGAACTACCAGGTGCCGGACGTGGAGGCGTCAAACCCTACGGAAGCGGCAGCCTCAGACGCCAGCTAGCGGATTTGCTGCTGGCAACTGGGTACTGGCCGCCAGACGTAGAGTTCGATTGGAATGACCTGGCCACTGTTCACCTGTTAGCAAAGAAAGCGAACAAACGATGACCGTCAATGCGACGATCGAAATTGCGGGCATCAAAGACGCATTGCGAGTATTAAATGGAATTGATAAATCGGCTCGCCGCGATTTGACTAAACGATACAAAAAAGTTGTTGAACATATTGTAAAAGCAATTGGCGCCGCAATACCCAAAGAGGCTCCTTTGTCTGGTTTTGATCGCAAATGGGACCCAAGCAGTAAAAGACCAGTAGCACGCAGCACATTTCGCAGGGATATTGTTACCGGGGTATTGGCTGAACGTCGGCGCCGGGAAGGCGCTAACGCGATTTTGCCTTATCAATTTAATGAAAGACAAGTCGTTGCTGGAGTCAGCGGAAAGCGCCCGCGTCGCCATAGCGCGGGATTTATGACACATTTAGCCACGTTTTACATCCGCACAAACAGTAAATCCGCAGAGTTGTTTGATATGGCAGGTAAAGCTGGCGGCACAACTATTGCTGGTCAGCGCATGATTAGTTCGCTGACCGCGATGTATGGCAAACCGTCGCGTGTTATTTGGCCAACATATGAAAAAAACGCCAACACTGTCGAGGACGCCATTCAAGATATCGTGAATGACTTAATGCGGCGCGTAAATAAAGAAATGAGCTGAAATGGCTGTCACAATCCCTATCGTTAGCGAGTTTGACGGTCAGGGGATCAACCGCGCAATTCAAGAATTCAAGCAACTTGAAACGATGGGCGAAAAGGCTCAATTCGCGCTCAAGAAGTCGTTTGTGCCGGCTGTGGCGGTGCTCGGTGGCTTGACCGCGGCAGCTGTGCCCGCAGTGCAAGCAGCCAGCGACCTCAACGAAACGATTAGCAAAACCAGCGTCATCTTCGGCGATGCCGACGACGCCATCTTCCAGTTTGCCGACAATGCCGCCCAGGCGCTTGGACAGACCCGGCAGCAGGCGCTCGACGCGGCAGCCACCTTCGGCACGTTCGGCAAAGCCGCAGGTTTGACCGGGTCCGAACTAGCCACGTTCAGCACCGACTTTACAAAGCTCGCATCAGACCTCGCATCGTTCAACAACACAAGCCCTGAGGAAGCCGTCGTCGCGCTCGGTGCCGCGTTGCGCGGCGAATCCGAACCCATGCGCCGTTTCGGTGTCCTGCTGTCAGCTGACGCGGTCGCCGCTAAAGCCCTGTCAATGGGTCTGGTCACCGCGACGGTGGACATGGACAAAGTCAACATTGCGACCCAGAAGGCTGACATTGCGTTTCAGAAGCACACGGAAACGGTCAACAAGTTTGGTGAAGGCTCAATCGAGGCCGCCAAGACAGCGCTGGCGCTTGAGCAGGCCGAGAGTCGGCTGGCATCAGCTGTTGAAGGAACAAATGACAAGCTCAGCGCCTCAGCCAAAACGCTTGCCACCCAGGCGCTCATCATGGAAGCCACCAAGGACGCTCAAGGCGACTTCGCGCGCACAAGCGACGGTCTGGCCAACAGTCAGCGCATCCTGACCGCGCAGGTGAAAGATTTGCAGGCTGAGTTGGGCGCGGTGCTGCTGCCAATCGTTGAGGCTGGCGTCAAGCTGCTGTCACAGTTCACCGGGGCAATGTCGGCCAACAAAGACATTGCCATCATTGCGATCAGCGTCATCGGCGGGCTGGCCGCGGCGATCGTCGCCGCTAACGTTGCCATGAAGGTTTACGAGGCAACGCTTGTCGCGGTAAAAGTTGCTCAGACGGTGCTCAATTTTGTGATGAGCGCCAACCCGATCGGCTTGGTCATCATCGCCATTGCCGCGCTGGTTGCCGCGTTTGTGGTGCTGGAAAAGAAGTTTGGCATTGTTTCAGGCGCGGTGCAGTTCCTGGGCGAACAGTTTTACAAGTGGATCATCAACCCGCTGAAAACGATTATTGATCTGGCAGGCAAGGCAGCTAGCGCGGTCGGCAAGATCGCTGGCGGCATCGGTGGCGCCATTAGCGCCGTCATCCCTGGCCTCGCCGAAGGTGGCATTGTGACCAGCCCTACGCTGGCCATGATCGGCGAAGGCGGCGAACCCGAAGCCGTTATACCGCTGTCGCAGCTCAGCCGTTTCGGTGGTGGAGGCACCAACATCACGATCAATAGCACCGTCGCCGACGAGCGACTTGGTGACGTCATCGTGAACGCCTTGCGCCAATACAACCGTCGCAGCGGCCCGATCAACGTCGCGGTGGCCTGATGCCTGCCGCAGTAGTCCAATCAGGCACCTACACCGTTGAGCTCGACACGGGCTGGGATGTAGGCAGCTTCCGATTGGACGACACGCTCAAAGGCGTCCTCGATAACACGACCTACCTGCTTGGCCCAACCACCCAGTACGCCGACATCACGGAATACGTCACCGCGGTGCAATACAAGCGCGGCCGGCAGAAGCCCGACGACCAGTTCGGTGCAGGAACGCTTACGTTTGTGATGCGTGACGAAACAGGCATCCTGGGGCCTTACGACTCCAGCAGCCCCTACTACGACCCCAACAGCAACCAGCCTGGTCTCGCACCAATGCGCCGCGTGCGGTTTAGCCGCGGCAACGAATACCTGTTCATAGGCACCGTAATCGCTTACGACTACAACTTTGAGCTTGCAGGCCCCAACATTGTCACGGTCAACTGCGCCGACGACTTTTACAAGCTCGCCCAGGCATACCTTGACGAATGGAACGTGACTGTTGAGACGACGAGCCAGCGCGTCGCCAGCCTGCTCGCCCTGCCCGAGGTCGATTACACCGGCAGTACATCGATCGAAGCCTCCAGCGTCGCCCTTGGGCATGACAGCGCCTACACCGTCCAGGACGGCACCAACGCACTGCAATACCTTGGCCAGATTCAGGAAGCCGAACAGGGCCGCATATTTATGTCCCGCGACGGCGTTTTGACCTTTCAAAAACGGATTGGCACGACGCTGAGTAATCCGGTCATCACGTTTGACGACAACGGTAATACTCCCTACGACGGGCTGACCGTTGAGTTTGATGCCGACAACGTGGTGAACCGAGCCCAGGTCATTGACCTCACTGGGGCAACAGCGACCGCGAACGACCTGGCATCGCAGGCCAAATATTTTATTCAGACCAAATCAATCCAAGGCAGCCTGCTGGACAGCAGCGAAATACAGGCCCTGGCCGATTATCTGATCGTTGCCGAGCCTGAGCCGCGATTTACCGCGGTACAAACTCGTTTTGCAATGCTGTCCAGCCTTGAGCGTGACGCGGTGGCCACGATCGACATTGGCGACACTATTGCTGTGCAAAAGGTCATTCCCGGGCTAAACACCAGCCAGGCCGAGGAACTCAGTATTGAAGGCATTGAAGCCAATATTGACTTCCAGTCAGGCCACCGGGTCACGCTGTACACCAGCCCGACAACGATCGTCTACCAGCTGATCCTTGACGATCCGACTTACGGAGTGCTTGACGCGCTGAACGTCCTAGGATAGGAGCACCATGGGAGCCAACGCACAAACTACCGTCCCAACATTTAGCACCGGGGCTGTCCTGACGGCCGCCCAGATGAACCAGTCGGCACGTACTGGCGTGCCCGTTTTTGCCAACACCACTGACCGCGATGCAGCGTTCGGCGGCTCGGGCGAAAAAACGCTTGCCGAAGGTCAATTGTGTTATTTGGAATCTACTGACGTGGTGCAATATTACAACGGAAGCACCTGGGCGACGGTCGGGCCGACAAATGCCGCAGGTGTTGTGCGTGTTGGCGGCGGCACGTTGTCTGGCACGGCAACTAATTTCCAGTCAGTTTTCAGCGCTACCTACGCAACATATCAAATCGTGATCAGCGGTATTACTGGTTCCGATGACAACATCAACGTAAAACTGCTTTCAGGGGCGACCGCAATTGTCACTGGCTACGGTGGGGCTCGATACAACGTAAATGACGCAGGCACGGCAACCGTTACTGCGTCGGGATCAACATTGTGGGAACGCGTTGGATACGCCGGGAGCAATCAGGGTGCAGCAGTAATTATTTGGGTTAGCAACCCGTTTTTGGCTTGTCAAACAATGATTCATAGCTGGTTTGCATACGACAACGCGCAAGGCTGGTTTGCTGGCAACAACACAAACGCAACGTCCTACGACGGCATCAGGTTTGAGCACAGCACCTTTAGCGCTGGCACTGTCAACATTTACGGCTATTCATTGAGCTGAGGTATTTATGAGCGATTACACAGTCCGTATTCATGACGGCGACACCGTCAAAGACATTGCAATGCCAGCCGACGAAATCGAACAGTACGAAGCTGACGCCAAGCGAGCGGCCGCCGCAGCCAAAGCCGCGGCCGCCAAAGAAGCCGCAAAAAAGTCAGCTGTCGCCAAGCTTGCTGCGCTCGGTCTAAGCGAAGACGAAGCAAAGGCGTTGCTGGGTGTCTGAGGAAATCAAATGCCTTTTGGGAAGCTGGTTGCGCGCATTCGTCGCAGGCGCCGCCGCGCTCGCTATGAGCGGGAACTGGCAGCTCGACGACGTACTAAAAGCCGGGCTGGCAGCAATGCTCCCCGTGATGTACAACTGGGCTAATCCGAACGATAAGCGGTATGGCCGCAAATAGATTGCCCATTCGCCCCGTGCGAATGCCAGCCGACTTGGCAAATCAAAAGAACGGGCTGCTAGAACCAGGGCTACTGCGCACTGTGCGCCCCTACGGACAGCTGCACAGGCTCGCCGCTGACGCCTACGAAGCTCTCAGAGAAGCCGCGAGGCCGTTTGGCGATCAAGTGCGCCCGATCAAGCCCACGAGCAGCCTGGACACTTACAGGCCCCTGTCGGCGCAAGAACGGGTGTTTTACGCTCGATACACCACCGAGTACCAGCCGAAGCCCAAATCGGTACGAACGTACAAAAGCCAAGTTTGGTATCTGCGCAGCAACAACTTGGCACCCGTCGCCACACCCGGCACGTCGTTCCATGGTTGGGGCCTAGCCGTCGACATTTGGAATGCGTCAGGCAAACGCTTGGAGTGGCTACTCGAACACGCACCGCACTACGGCTTTAGCTGGGAGCTCCAGTCAGAGCCGTGGCACATTCGCTACGTTGTAGGGGACAAAGTACCCCCCGCAGTGCAGCGCTGGAAGGACAGCCATGCCAACGGAAGTGATCGTCGCCCTAATTAGTACCGGGGGAGTCATCACCGCCGCTGTCCTACCGGCTTGGCTGATCCACAAACTGCGCCGCGAGAATTCCACCGATCACGCCACCGTTATGACTATGCTGAGGCGTATCGAGCAAAAGCTCGCTAAACACTTGGAGGATCACGAAAATGGGCATTTTGGACGATTTGGCGCCAAAGCTGACAAAGACTCAAATCATTGAGTCATTCATTGCCAGCCAACCTGACGCCGACGAATGGCGACAGGTAATGGCAGACCCGAAATACCCGCACGCGGCAATCGCCCGTGAGCTGCTGAAGCGCGGATGCCCGCTCGGCACCGTCACGCAAGCCAACAACGCGGTGCACAAACTGCGGGCACAGTCATGAGCCTGCGCGACGACCTAGAGGAACTGGCAACGATTGAGGACCTGCGAGCCGCGCTAAAGCGAGCTCAGCAGCAGGTTCGCAAATACAAAGCCCAGTCAGACGAGATTGTTGAAGCGGTGTATCGTGCTGCGCTTGATGCTGGCAAAGCCACGCCACCCGGCAAACCACTAAACGTCAGCAAAGACAAGCGAAAAGGAAAAGCCGAGGTAGCGCTTATCCACGCAACTGATTGGCAACTTGGCAAGAAATCGGTGTCCTACGACGTCAAGACGTGCGCTCAGCGCATGGAACAGTTCATTGACAAGGTCGTCCAGATCACAGACATCCAGCGGGCTCACCATCCTGTGCGCGAATGCGTGTTGATGCTCGGTGGCGACATGGTAGAGGGCATCGACATTTTCCCTGGCCAAGCTTGGGAGATCGAGGCTCACCTGTTCGAGCAACTGTTTGAGACGTCACGCATCATTGAGCAAATGGTGTTGACGCTTGGGCAAAACTTTGAGAAGGTTCGCGTCGTCTGCGAATACGGCAATCACGGACGCATTGGCCGCTACGGGGTCAGCCCCAAGAGCGACAACATTGACTTGTTTGCATACCGGGTGGCCCGCGACCGTACCCGCGGCGTGTGGGCCGACTGGCAAATGTCCGAGGCCTGGTACCAGGTGTTTAGCATTGGCAAATACCGGGCTCTGCTGGTGCACGGCGACGAAGTCAAGAGCTTCGGCGGCAACACGCCTCTGTTCGGAATCATGCGCAAGGTCAACAGCTGGGCTGCGGGCGTTATTGAGCCGTTCACTGATTGCTACATGGGCCACTGGCATACCCCCCACAGCGCCACATTGGCCAACGGCGGCCGCGTGTTTGTCACAGGCAGCCCCGAATCACACAACGAATACGCCCGGGAATTCGTGGCCGCGACCAGCAAACCCAGCCAACGCCTGCACTTCATCGACCCCGAAAAGGGCCGTGTAGCGTCCGAGTACGTCGTATGGCTCGACTAGACAAACCCGTCCTTGTGATCTGGCATGACGCCTACGCGCGCGTCAACAATGAGTGGCTGGACAAAACGTCCCTTGATGACGAGCCTTGTGTTGTCCAAACCGTAGGCTGGCTGCTGGCCAGTGGGCCTAAGTCCAAGCACCTGACGGTGTACCAATCAGGCAGCCGCGAGGACAACGACGTAGACAATGTCATCAAAATTCCCCGGGGCATGGTCCAAAAGGTCATCCCGCTCCAAATCCCCCACAAGGGGCGCCGCCGCCGCTAAGGTCAACGGCACAACCTATGGAGGTAGGACAATGAACCCGATTGGCATTGTTGCCATGTGTATGGCAGGATTGCTCGGCGCAGCCGGGCTTTGGTCAACGAACGAACTAGATCTGACGGGACCCCAGGCGGTGTCCTCGACGGTGTATCCGCAACCTGTCGAGGCACTGCCTGCCCCCACCACAACTGTGCCCTACAGCGGCCCAGGATGCACCGAATACGCGCCCGAGGCGCTCGCAGCAGGCTTCACGCCAGCCGAATTGCCCATCATCCTGACCATCATTGAGCTGGAATCAATGTGCCTGCCCCATGTGGTCGGCGACAATGGCTTCAGCTATGGACTGGCTCAAATCCATGCCCCGTCGTGGGTACGACCCAACCGCTGGAATCCGCAGGGCTACTTGCGGGCCCGTGGGCTGATCGACGCTGAGGACGAGCTTTTGAACCCCGCCATCAATTTGCAAGCCGCATGGTGGGTGTACGTTGAGGGTGGCTGGGAACAGTGGTCAACATACAACCGTGCCTTGGAGGTACTGCAATGAGAACAGCCCTACTGATCTGCGCTGGGGTCATCCTCGGATGGTGGGCGCATCACACGCAACTCAAATACGAGTCAAACAAACGGCAACGCGAGTTTGATGAGGCGTTTGCTAGATTGCGTCACGCAACGGGCAAAGCCCGAAAGGACGGCAGCGCATGAATTTTGACGAAGCAGCAGCGATCGTGCACCCAATTGTGGGCGCAGACTTCGACGCCGCATACAAGGCATACCAGCTCACCAACGGGCCACGCCAACACACCTACGGCCACCCGCTCGATGACTACACCCGCGTGTCAGAGATTTTTAAGGCCATCACCGGGCATGAGCTTGACGCCATTGACTGTCAATTCATGATGCTGTCGGTCAAACTGGCACGCCTGTATCACAACATCAAAACCGCGCGCGTACTGCACCGCGACAGCCTGATCGACGCCCAGGGATACCTGAACACCATTGACAAAACCTGGAAAGCACAAGGTGGCGCCATTGAGTAGCGCAGCCAAACGCAAAGGCAACGCCGCAGAGCTCGCAGTCGTCCAATGGCTACGCGAAAAGGGCTACCAAGCCCAACGCAACCGCGCAGGCTGGACAAACGACCAAGGTGACGTTGACGCCATCAACGGCGTTGTCATTGAGGTCAAGAATCGTCAGCAGCACAACTGGTCTGGCTACTTTGAGCAGCTTGGCCGACAGATGAAAGAAAAACAGGCATACACCGGGGTAGTAATCTGCAAACGAGCAGGCCAATCCAACCCTGGACAATGGCTGGCAGTCATGCCCGCCGACCTGTGGCTAGAACTCATACAACTCCTGGAGGAAACAACAGATGGCATTCAAGCTTGACGAATACGAACCAGTAGCAGCCCGACTCGACCGCTGGCTAAAGCAAGAACACGCGGCAACCCCCCGCGTCATCACCCACCTTGTGCACTACACCGACACCCGTTGCGTGTTTCGTGCCGAACTGTACGAAGGTGACGTGCTCATGGCTACCGGGTGGGCTGAGGAAACCCGCGGTGAGGGCATGGTCAACAAAACAAGCCATCTGGAGAATTGTGAGAGCTCGTCTGTGGGTCGCGCGTTGGCTAACGCTGGCTTGTCGGGCTCAGATCACACCAAACGTCCCAGCCGCGAGGAAATGACCAAGGTTGCCCGCAACACGCAAGGCGAGCCTGCTGAGGACCCGTTTGCCGCGTCCTTGAGCCCGCAGTACGACGAGCCGCGCAACCCAGGCAAAGCCTCTGACAAGCAGGTGGGCATGATACGTGCCCTGGCGCGTTCTCAAGGCTTGCAGCCAGGCGCCCCTGTCATTGACGCCATCAGCACCATCCTGGGCCGCAAGATTGGCCTGCTGACTGACCTGACGAAGGCTGACGCATCCAAGGTCATTGACGCCTGGAAGGGCTCATGAGCCACGCTGACCGTCCCCCTAGACGCAACGCTTTCCCTGGCGTGTGTCGCTGCGGGAAAGAAGTAGCTGCTGGCTGGGGCTGGGTATGGAAGGGTGGCGTGTATTGTGCCCACCCTAAAACCCCAGGAGTGTGCCCAAGGCAATGACGCTCACTGTTGGCTCACTGTTCAGTGGCATTGGCGGCCTCGACCTAGGGCTCGAACGTGCCGGCATGAAAGTCATTTGGCAATCAGAAATTGACCCTTACTGCTGCAAGGTACTACGCAAACATTGGCCCGAGGTGCCCAATCATGGCAACATCAAAGAAATTGACTGGCAAACAGTTGAGCGACCTGACGTCATCTGCGGCGGATACCCCTGCCAGCCGTTCAGCCAAGCCGGCAAAAGGCAAGGCGAAAACGACCCGCGCCACCTCTGGCCATGGGTACGAGAAGCCATTAGCGCTTTACGACCCAAATACGCAATCCTGGAAAACGTACGAGGCCACCTCAGCCTCGGGTTCCAAACCGTACTTGGGGAAATGGCCTCCATCGGGTATGACGCTCGATGGGATTGCATACCAGCTGCCGCCCTCGGCGCCCCGCACCTCCGCGACCGCCTATTCATTGTCGCTCGGCCATCAAGGTCCAAACAGCCAGGGATTATGGCCGACGGCGACAACGCAAGATCATGGGACGCGCTATGCACAAGGTGGGATGCCCCTTGGCATGGCAGTGCGTTTGTGGCCAACTCCAACGACTCAAGAAGTGGAGCACCCAAATGCCAAATGGAATCAAAACAATCGGCGAATTGCAGCAAACGGGAACACTCATTCGATGAACCTTGCGGATGCCGTCAAACTGACCAATCCTGGCGCCACTGGGAAACTGAACCCCACGTGGGTCGAGTGGCTAATGGGATTCCCCATCGGGTGGACAGACTGCGAGGACTAGGCAACGCCGTCGTCCCTCAGGTCGCCGAATACATTGGCAGGCTCATTACACAACTGAACTAACCCGTAAGGGCGCAACCCCAGCGTGACACGGGGTGCCGGTGTGAACCCGCCGCGTCTAACAGACGTGAGTTAGGCCGTTAGAGAGCCGGGGTGGTCCCATGCACTGAAACGAGGGTGTGGGCTAGTGTGATTCGAGCGATAATCGGACGGGAGGAGCCCGGGCGCGTTATGCCCATCGAGCACTCACGCATTCACAGTACGAGCAAGGCGCAACGCGCCGCGCTAGTGGGGAGCGCGAGGGGAATCCCCTCGCAACTAACCTAAACCTCATGGCAGCCAAGAAAAAACGGGGGGCGGGTAGA